ATCTGGGAATGTAAGAAGCGATTCGGGAGCTTTGACAAGCGATTCGGGAGACCCGACATTGAATGCAACAAGATTCCTATATGACAACAGCGGAAACTTAAGCGTAGACTTGCAGACAACTACTGCAACAACAATCAACGAGTTACGAAGAGCTTATGCATTGCAAAGATACCTAGAAAAAAACGCACGTGGGGGTACAAGATATACCGAACTAATCTTGTCACACTTTGGGGTGAGAAGTTCTGATGCGAGACTTCAACGCCCAGAATACCTGGGTGGCGGAATGTCTAAGGTAGCAGTTAGCGAAGTTGTACAAACTTCGGAATCAGTGGAGACACCACAAGGAAACTTAGCAGGACATGGAATAAGCGTAGGGCAAAGCTTCAACTACAACAGAAGATTTGAAGAGCATGGCATAGTCATGGGACTAATGTCGATAATGCCAAAACCAGCATATTCGCAGGGACTGCAAAAAGATGATTTCAAATTCGATCCTTTAGACTATATGTGGCCAGACTTTGCGCACATTGGAGAACAGGAAATTCTGAAAAAAGAACTGTTTATAAGCGGAGACAGCGAAGACGAAGCAGTATTTGGATATATACCAAGATACAGAATTTAAATATATGCCTTCGGTAGTTACAGGACAGTTCAGAACAACTCTAGCAAATTGGCATTTAGGAAGAAAATTTGAAAATAGACCAGCATTAAATGAAGAATTTTTGGATAGTAGTAAAACAAGCAATGATATATTTGCAGTTACAGATGAAACCGAAGACAAGTTTTTTGTCCAATTATTTCATAATGTTAGCGCGATTAGGGCTTTGCCTTACTTTGGTACACCTACACTGTAATATACAAATGAATATTAACATTAAAAAAGAAATTAAAATGGAAAAGAACAAGAACATAGAACAACAGATATTAGATACTGTTAGAATGATAGGAGAAGGTTTGTACCTTCAAAACAATTATCACCTTAGAAGAATGGCGACAAGATATAATAGAACAGGTTTAACAACCTATATGCCCTCACGAACGGTTCAAGGGCAGGACTATTCTATAAAAGACCTACTTATCAAGCATGCAAACGGAGTTATGCCTGCAGTTCAAATGAACGGACAGTACGACGAAACAGCAGATTTTGATAATCTAACGTTGTCCGATATTGTACATATGGACAAAGAAGAGATAGAATCAATGTTGATTTCTAACGGTCAGAAAATCAACGAATTAACAAAGTTATTAACACAAGAGAGAAAACAAGAAGTTGAAAAAACTTCTGAAAAGCAGACAGAGTAAGGGCTCTGTCACTTAGCACTATAATATCAAGAGAGAAAAGTGCTAAGATGACAAGGGGGGGGGAAATAGTTTAATGGGGGTTAAATGACCCCCCCCGAATTATACTACTTAAAAAAACATTATTATGTTTTTGTTCACAGCAACAAACAATATTACGGAACAGCCTACAAATGTTATTTCCAGCATGAGCAACCGCTCCGGGCAAAACGCAAGCTATGCCCCGCTCTGCTCAAGGCTAGAATAACATTGGGCAGGCCGTTGCCCTACATATTGTTAGTGAAGCCGTTCGCATCGAACGCACACAAGGTTTAAGGTAAATACACGTATAAGATGCCATTATTACAAACAGGAATAGAAGTGGGAGGAGCTTTAGTACAAGGAGTATTAGATCAGGCCTTCGCAAAGCGAAATGCCGATAGACAGCTAGAAGCAAATAAAAAATTAGCTGATTATCAGTATAGTAAAGATTTAGAGATGTGGAACAAGGGAAACGCTTACAACAGTCCAGAAGAACAAATGAAAAGATTAAAAGCAGCAGGGTTGAACCCTGCATTAGTTTATGGTCCTGGAGCAGTAGGAAACAACACAAGTCAGTTACCTAAATATCAATCACCAACAGCAGACTTTAGTAAGTTAGGAAATCCGATACAACTACAAAATTCTTTGAATAATTTAGGTATGTTTTTAGATTTAAAAACAAAGTCCGCAACGATTGACAATTTAAAAGCAGATAAGGAGCTCAAAGAAGCTGATTTAGTTAGTAAAGGTTTAACACAGACAGCGCAAGAAATCGGAATTAAGACAGCAGAAGAAGATTTAATGCAGAAATTAAGAATGAATCCATACTCAAAAGAAGCAGCAGTTTTGAATATAAGCAAAGGAATTCAAGATATTAGCATAGGCCGGGAAAGATGGGACTCAGATAAGATGATGAGAAAATCTATATTAGAAACCCAAGAGAGTACAAGAGAAAGAAATAGATTTTTAAATAAATTATCTGCAAGCCAAGTAACAGGAAGTAATTTAGAAAACAAGATTAAACAGCTTGATATGGATATCAAAGAATATAGCGCAGCATTAGCAAGACAAGGTATAGACCCTAAGAGTCCACAATGGCAAGCAGCAATACAAAAGTTTATTAAAGAAACTTTAGATTTAGACATAAAAGACCCAAACGCTTTTATGGATTTTATGAAAGAAATGGAAGATATGTTTTTACCTTAGGCCAAATGAGACATGAAAAAGCCATAAAAATGGCAATTTTAAGGCTTATGAAGCCAAAACGATTGATAAGTGAAATAACTTATCTATATTTCGGTGAAAACTTCTATAAAGGGGTATTTTTAAATAATTATTTTAATAACTTAAATTTAGAATCATGGCAAGATTTAGAAAAAAGGGTGGACGCCGAAGAGGTAGGAAAGCCCGCAGAGGTTCGAGCAACTCAACTTTCCTTATGGCGAGAGGAGGGATAAGATTATGAGTCCAATTGAAAGAATAAATCTTTTAGCGTTTTGGTCTGAATTATATTTCAATTCAGTAATATACTGGTTGAAACACAGACACAACGAATATATCAAACATAAGATTTATTATTATGGACAAATGATGTCATTATATGGGATGCCTGAAACCGATTATTAGTAAAAAACATGATACACCGCTTCCTTGTGGACGGTGTATTTTTTGTTTAAGTGAAAAGAGAGACTCATGGACTATGAGAGTTAGTCTAGAATATCAGAAGGCTACTTCTGCATATTTTATAACACTAACTTATGATGAACAGCATTTAAGAAAAATTAATGGAATACCAACTTTGGCAAAATCCGATTTACAAGGATTTTTGAAACGCCTAAGATGGAAAAACGAAGAAGTAATGAAAGAATATTGGTTAAGGAGAAATAAGACGTTTCCGAGCCCAAAATTTAAGAAAATGACATATTTTGCGGTAGGTGAATACGGAGATAAATTTCGGAGACCTCATTATCACATTATAGTATTCGATTTATTCAGTAATACATTAAAATACTTAAATGAACTTTGGACGTATGGAAGTATAGACCTAAAAATCGGTAAGGCAGGTTCAATACATTATGCGACTGGGTATGTATTAAAAAATCAGAACCAGATTGAAAACCAAACGGAAAAAGCGATTTTACTAGCAAGTCAAAAAATGGGAGACTGGTATGTTAAATTAAATAACGGTTACCACCACGAAAATTTGACAGCGAAGAGCAAAAGCAATGGTTTTACTATCGGATTGCCGCGTATATACCGAGAAAAAATTTTTACAAAAGAAGAAAGGGAAAAAATGAAGCATGAAAACCTTACTCGTAAAGTGGAAGAGGAATTACTTTGGATTACCGAAAAAGAGAAAAAAGGTCTGGATTGGGACTTATATCTATCTGACCAAATCAATCAATTATATAAAAATAAGTTAAACACAAAAAAGAAAAGAGATTATGAAAATTTTTAATCAAATTCAGGTTAGAAAACCTAAGAAATCAAAATTTGACTTAAGTCAAGAACGTAAATTAACCATGAAATGGGGAGAACTAACACCTGTTGGAGTTTGGGAAATCATGCCTGGAGACCAATTTCAAATAAGTACGGAACAGCTAATAAGATTAGCACCGATGAAGTTTCCAGTAATGCACATGATTAATAGTTACATTCATTACTTTTTTGTACCCAATAGATTAGTTTGGGAAGATTGGGAAACATTTATAACAGGTGGAGACGATGGTTTAGCAGCACCAGTATTCCCTAAAATACAATCTAATATTTCGCCATCCATTATGTCAGAGGGTACTTTGTGGGATCATTTTGGATTACCTTTAATCAATACTGCTGTAGCAGGAAGTAGTTTTAATGCATTACCATTCAGAGGATATCAATTGATATATAATGAATATTATAGAAGTCAAGATTTAATTGATAAGGTAATCATAAATAAAACTGGTGGATTTTTATCA